CGGAGGCGTGGATCCAAAAACCAACCATCCACACCGGGTGGTACGTGCGTGATCTTGTGCGCCGGGACGCCCTGCTCAATCAGGTGCTGTCTCCATTTGTCGGCCATGACCACGATATGATCCGCGTCCCGCGTTGCGCGCGCCCAGGTGGTCGGAATCTCCGGGTGAGTGCAAAACACCACATCATGGCCTTGTGTTTTGTGGCGGTAGCCGCGATATGGATTGTAATAATTGATCACGCCTGCCTGATTCATGGGACGCTCCCCGTCCGTGCAAATTGCCCCCTCTGGCGCTGTCTCCTGTATAGCCCGCCACATGCGGCCCAGAATCCAGTTGTGCTGGTCGCGGCCCATGACACAATGTACTCGTGGCGAAGATACTTTCAATTCGCCGTATTTCCTTAATGCGGTCATGGCTATACTTACCTTGCCCTGCACATTGTATTGTGATTCATTTCCTGCGCAATGCCAGAAATAAGCGTCCCTGACTATGCCGCGCCCATTGACAAAACAATTCCATTTAAAATCCAGTGGCGTGATTTCTATCCCCTGTTTAGCAATTTGGTAATTAATCCACGGCATATTCTTGACAATGCGCGCGCCGCCCGAAACAGTAAATAAATTCTTTGTCACATCCCATGGCGGCATCTGGTAGACCTTGCGTATCGCGTCTTGATCCATCAACACAACGCCAGGACTCCACCAGTGCTCACCGAAATCGGCCCAGTCCTTCGCAAAAGCGCACACCTCGTATTTATGCACATCAAATGCGCCCGGCGCGCGGATCGCCGCCTCATCAAGGATATGGTTGCCTTCGGGCAGTTCCGCAAAAATATCCGGCGCACCGTCGCGTATCAAGATGTCCGCGTCAAGTATCAGAATGCGCTTGACGTACAATTCGCCCGCCTCGAACATGCGGTATTTAGGATGCTGATATCGCTCTGGCAATCCTTCCAGAACGTACAACGCCGCGCCTACCCGCTCCGCATACGCCTTGATACGCGGCAAGGTAATGGCGCATATCCCGGCCATTTCGCCCGTGGCGGCTACGACTATCAGGCGGCGCGTCATGCGGCCTTTCTCCACAACCACGAGTTGTCGGCAAAGGTGTTGTGCGGCTCGCCTATGGTCTCGTATACTGCTTGTGCCACGCCCGCCATGTCGTAATCATGGCCCGCAAGAATGCCGCCTTTGCGTACCTTCGGCATCCATGCGCGGATGTCGGCTAACACGTTACGGTATTGGTGGCTTGCGTCAATGTACACCGCGTCAAGTGCCCCATCACAAAATAGCACGGACGCATCAACTGACGGCATACGCAACCACGCCACGTTATTCAAGTCTGCCACGTTGCGGCAGTATTCTTGATGCACATCCTCCATTGTGTAGGGCGATTCAGGCGGTAGGCCCACGGCCCACGAATCCACACACACCACCTGGTTTACCCATCGCGAAAAGATGCGCGCCGATTCACCCTTCCACGAGCCGACCTCAACAAGCAGTCGCACCTCACCATAAAACAGTTCCGCAAGTTGTTCAAGCCCTTTGCGGTGATTGTCAAATCGTGCGCCAATCGGCGGGCGCATGTCGCGTATTGTCACCACCGCATGTCCTCCGGCCAAATGGCGCCATATTGCGCGCGTAAATCTGCCAACCACCCGGACGTAATCCAAGTGCGCCGAAACGCGGCGCGGTCCCGATCCACAAGCGCCGCCACATTGCCGCCGCTGTCCCGTGTTGCGCCCGCCCCTTCATGGTACACGGGTTGCGGCAACACAATTACCCGCTGTCCGCGATGCCACGCATGGAAACAGGCATCAGGGTCAAAATAATATTTGGTGTAGTCAAGGGACATGCGCATATCAGGGTCGTTTATCAGCCAGCAGCAAGAGCACGCTGCAGGGACGGGCGTAGGCTGCGATATTTCGCCCTTCCAGTTTATCGGCCTGCCTTTTGCGTCAAAGGATAACGCGCGGCTCCACAAGTGCGACGGATTGCGCCACACGGACAACGCCACGATTGCCACGTTTTCGGTTGCCGCTTCCAGCATCGCGGGCAACCAATCGCCCACGACCGTCACGTCGTCGTCAAGGGTGATAAGCGGCCCATTGGCCATCATAAGTGCGCGGTTTATTTCGGACGCATGCCGGAACTCAGGGTCGCCGCGATTGTCAAGGACCATCACAGAACACGGTATTCCGCGCGTGGTGCGGTACACAGAATCAAGACAGGACTGGAAGCGGGGGGTGTGCTGGTCCGGTGTGCATATCAGGATGGTGAGGCGGCCCTGTTTTTTTGGCTCAAATACAGGATGATCGTACATGCTCAATGATACAACCTCGCTGCGCCCACCGTACGTGTGGACAGTTCCGTGATCGCCCACACAAACGCATCAAGCCGGTTCGGGCTGTTCGCGCTGCCGGGTTCCCATGTGCATAACTCGTTTTCCAGTTGCGGGAAATCGCCCACGAATTTCACCTTGCCGTTTTCGGTCAACACGCTGATCGGTTCGGCGCGGACGGCCTTTCCGCGTGACGCATGGACGCCGCGCATCGGCACATCACCCGCCGTCTTCAGCGTCTGCGCGACCATCTCCCCGCCTTGGTTGGTCTCGTACACAACGTGGTTCGCCTCGTGCAGCCCGAACGCCGCGATAGCCTTCTGTGCCCACGCAATCGGCGGCCCTTGCAGCGTGTGGTCTCCGATCACGTAATAAGTATCGCCTGCCTTGCCGCCCGCGATGATGCCGCACTCGTCGCCGCCGCTGGTCGTAGACGGGTCCACGCCGATCACCACGCGATCGAATGCTGGCGCGGTCGCAACGCGGTGCATCTCGATCAGTTCACGTTTCCACAATGCGCCTGGGGCCTCGTCCACGTCTTCAGCCAGGATCTCCTGCCGATACGCGGTCGCCGTCATGTCGCTGCGTATTTCGTCCAGTGCTTCTTTTGAGATGTGCGGGTTATCGTGCGAGGCGAAATGAAACGCAGCCCACCGCCCGCTGTCGTCGGACTGTGCTTGCTTGAATAATCGCGCGGCGTATCGCGGGTCGCGCGCCTTGCTCACACCTGAAGAACGCAACGAAGGCGGCGTGTAGATGAATATCGCGTCGCCGTCATTGTCCAACAGCATCGGCGCGCCTACCGTGTCCCATGTGTCCTCAGACATTAGCTGAAACTCATCAAGGATAAGCACGTCCGCATAATCACCGCGTAGTGTATCCGCGTTCCATGCTGTCTTGGCGCGTATGCGCTGTTTGGTGTGCGCCAGTTCAATCGCATGGTTGGTTTCGTTCTTGGTGAATACGTTTGCGTCCACGGCCTCACGCAAGGCCTCGCACACCTCAAACCAGAACGTTGCTACTTGGTCCTGTGTCGGTGCCGCATACAGTATGCGCCGCCCCGCAAGAAACATCTCAACCGCGTAGATCGCCATGCCAACCGTCTTGCCGCCGCGGCGCCCCGCGCGGATGATGCGCCGCTTGGTTTTGGAATCAAGAAACTCCCGCTGTTTGGCGTGCGGGTTGCGAAGGTGAATTTTAATCTCTTTCGCCATACACCACCCTCAACGTGATTGTTCCCTCGTGCTCGGTCTGGTTGCGCTCGTTCCATTCGCGCCCGCCCAGGCATTTTTGCAGGTAGATCGCCGCCGCCGCGTTACCCTTGTTCGCCATCTGCATTAAGGCGACCGTGTTCCGGCCTAACGCTTCATCCCGCGCGCCTTCCAGTTCTTTTTTGTAGTGCTTGATCAGCGTGCTTTTGTTGATGCCGATCACCGCAGCCGTCCGGTCCTGTGTCAGCCCGGCTGTGACCAAAGCGCGGACCATGGCGCGCTGCTGGTCGGTGGGCTTGTGCGCGGGCATTCCACCGCCGTGCCTTTTTTTAGTAGTTGGTTTTGATGCGTCTACCATTACGTTTCGGCCTCTATTTCATAGCGGGTTTTGCGGGGCATGGGTTATCCTGTCCACTCATAGACAGCATTCATACGTCCCCCCATAGAACCAGTTTTTATTGTATCAGATTGATTAAACCTAGTAACTTCTCCGAGTTTTTTTATACGTTTCCATTTTGAATGTTTTTCAAACTGCTTAACCAATAGAGGATGTGCGGGATACATGCGTATCCTATTCCCATTTTGTTTATACAATTCGGCTAGATTGTCCATTAAAACAAACGCTAAACCTAAACCTTGAAACTCTGGCAATGTAACAACTCTTGAAATACCCCAGATTGGGATATGCTTTCCCTTTGCAGAAATGGGCCTATATAACAATCCCGCAAACGACGCAGCCCGCCCGTTGCACAGCAACAAATAGCATCTTGCCGATTTATTAAGACTCGATGTTAAATAGTGATACGGAGCAAACATTTTCCAAGTACTATATTTTGTTTCATATATTTCAATCTCAATCTCTGGTCGTCGCCGAAGATACCTCCATTCAAAGGAATCCGTATGTGGCGCGTAATACCAATCAGGTTGCAGCCAATCAATAATGTCATCGTGACAGGATGCCGCTATAAGTTTCTTGTTTGTTTTTCTCAAATACTTTTGAACGGCATGACAGGCCACTTTTGCAACCTGTCTATCAACAACGCTTGTGAATTCGTCAAGGCAGATTGTATCTTGTGATTCAATAATGGCGCGAGCGCAATATGCCCTAAATTTTTCCCCATTACTTAACACATGATATGGACGCATCCAAGCACGGACATTACCAAAACCGACACTATTTAAGACTTCACAAATATCTGTAACCTTATGTTCCTTGCTGAACGATGTGATAACGGATTTGTCA